TACGACGGGGCGTGCGTGTGGGTCGCCGATGGCAGCCACTGGCTAACCCAGCGTCACATCACGTACCGAGACTGGACGGTCCCGGCGGTGACGACCGACCCGGAGGTGTGGTCGGCGGCCGGGGAGGTGTCGCTGCGCGTGCGGCTGCGGTGGACCTGGTACGACGTGACGGCGGACTTCACCGGCGTCGAGGACCTGGACGAGGCGGCGGAGCGTCTGGAGGAGGCGATCAATGCCGCGATCGACGCTCGCACCTACGGCGGCACGCCCAACCCCGCCAGCCCCTGGAGCTGGATCCGGGAGCATCCGGGGACGGTCAGCGTCGCGTGGAACGGCACGGCGATGGTCTGCAACGTCTCGGTGGGCGGCGGCGACGCCGGCGCGCCGCACTGGACGGAAATCCTCACGCGGATGGAGTTCGCCGCGCCGGCGTCGGGGGAGGCGGCGGCGGTGTCCTCGCTGATGAACCTCGCATCGGTCGGCCACAGCTACGACCTGATCGACGTGGACCCGTGGACCGGGGGCTGGGTGTTCAGCGGCGGCGAGCCGGTGGACTGGGCGCGGGAGCTGATCGAGGCGGCGGCGGAGACGGGGGGAGGAGGTAGCGACGTGAGCACGATCACCGGGAGGCATGCGAACTTCGTGAGCCTCGGGGGCGTCTACTCGTGGTTCAACCCGGGGGAGGCCTCGGACCTGGACGGGCTGCCGGCGGTGTGCGAGCTCGACCCCGGCTATGAGAGCGATGTGCTGCGGGGGAGCGCTGCGGTGGTGTGGGATGAGCCGATCCCGGCGGACGCCGAGCTGCTGGGGGTCACCGTCTCCATGCACGCCGCCTCGCGGGACTTGGGTGCAGGCGTCGCGGCCATGCTCGCCTCGGTGCGGCTCTACGACGGCGTCACGCCGGTCGGCGACGCGCGGCAGGTGGCGATGCCCGCCGGCTCGCTGGCGTTGGTGGAGGTCGGCGGGGCGGCGGACGCCTGGGGGGTGACGCTCACCAAGGCGCTGCTCGACAACCTCCGCATCGGGATCGTGGTGAGCAACACCGACGACGCGGTCATCGGGGAGGCGGCGATCGACGGGGTGGAGGTCACGCTGCACCTCAACTACGCCCCGGAGGTGGCGATCACCAGCCCCACCGACGGCGACACCATCTACGTCGGCGAGGAGGCGACGCTGACTGCCACGGCGACCGACGTTGAGGACGGGGACCTGTCGGACTCGATCGAGTGGGGCCTGCGGGCCGCCGGGAGCGCGGACCCGTTCTTCATCATCGGCACCGGCGCGAGCGTCGGGTGGACGCCGCCGCGGACGGGGCAGTACGAGGTGCGGGCGGCGGCGACGGACTCGGGGGGGCTGACGGGCTCGCATATCGTGACGGTGACGGTGACGGAGCGGGCGGTGGAGCCGGGGCCGGTCGTGGGCATGGGCTTCCGCGCCCGCGCCCTGGGGAGGGGGAGGGGACGATGATGGAAAAGCATGCTAACAATCCAGTACCCGCACAGGGAGGGGCGGCCCTGCGCCTCGACTACATCGCGGAGCCGCTTCGGCACCTGGCTGTTCCCATCGCCGATCTGACCCCGGACGCGTCCAACGCCCGCAGGCACGACCAGCGCAACCTCGACGCCATCGCCGCGTCGCTGTCCCGGTGGGGGCAGCGGCTGCCCATCGTGGTGCAGCGGGAAGGGATGGTGGTCCGGGCCGGAAACGGCCGGCTGGCGGCGGCCAAGAGCCTGGGCTGGACGCACATCGCCGCCGTGGTGGTGGACGACACGTCGGTGGAGGCGGTGGCGTTCGCCATCGCGGACAACCGGACGGCGGAACTGGCGACATGGGACGACGAGACGCTGGCGAGCCTTCTGGACACGCTGCCGAAGGACGTCCTGCCCGATACGGGGTTCACGGACGCGGAGTTGGCGGACCTGCTGGACGGGCTGACGCCGGCTGAGCCGGAGGAGGGGCGTCAGCTCACCGAACAGCTGGGTGTGCTTATCGAGTGCGAGACGGAAACGCAGCAGCGAGAGATTTATGAAGAGATGGAGCAGAGGGGGCTCAAATGCCACGTGTTGACGTTGTAAACACCACCCCAATTGTCAACAGTTTTCGGGTGCAGCAGGTTGCCGGCCTGTTCGATCTTCGCATCGGCAGCGAAAGCCGCGAGGCGTTCACGGTTGACGTGCCATCGGCGGACGAGGAATGGAGCATCGGCGCCATTGTGGGACCAAGCGGGTCGGGAAAGTCTACCGTTGCCCGGGCGGCGTATGGCGACGTGCTCTACGCAGGGGATGAGTGGCCAGCAGACCGGGCGGTAGTCGATGCCTTCCCGTCGGACCTCTCTGCCAAGACCATCACCGACACCCTGGCCGCAGTCGGCTTTGCGAGCCCGCCGGCGTGGTTGCGTCCGTACGCCGCACTGAGCAATGGCGAGCGGTTCCGTTGTGACCTGGCCAAGTGCCTGCTCCGGCCCGCACCCATAGCAGTGTTCGATGAGTTCACAAGCGTGGTTGATCGGCAGGTGGCCAAGATCGCGTCGATGTGCGTGGCCCGAATGGTCCGATCCGCCGGAAAGAAATTCGTCGCCGTCACCTGTCACTACGACGTGCTTGAGTGGTTGGAGCCGGATTGGGTGGTGGACATGGCGACCGGCGAAACGTCATGGGGGCGTCTTCAACGTCCGCCGATCAACTTCGAGGTCTCAAGGTGCGACCGGAGTCTGTGGCGAGTGTTTGGGCGTCATCACTATCTAGACGCGGACCTGCACCCGTCCGCGATGTGCTACGCGGCATGCCACGACGGTCGCCCAGTCGCCTTCTGCGCCACGATGCCATCCTTCGGTTGGAAAGGCAGGAGGCGGATACACCGCCTGGTGGTGCTGCCGGACTATCAGGGGGTGGGGCTTGGGCTGCGGCTGTTGAACGCGGTCGCGGCGCGTGAAGCCGAGTCGCATCGCATATCCATCGTGACCAGCCACCCGCGCCTCATCCGGGGGCTGGCTAAATCGCCTCTGTGGCGGATGCAATGGCAACGGCTGACCGGCCGCGCTCCGCACTCCTGTGGATACCGAGGCTCGGCCGGACGAAGCACCGCGTCGTTCGAGTTCATGCCGGCAGAACGACGAACTCAATCCAGCATATCGGTCCTGAGTCAATCCCGAGAGCCTGCAACTCAGACCGCTTTGCCGGGGACAGCTCGTCCCACTCTCGCGTCTCGACCGAGGTCACCCGAGCACGAGCGAATGGGGGGCGCGGACCAACACTCAGAGCGACAGTCTCTCCCGCTCGCGGCAGGCGCGACGATGGGCGTCGCGCCGTGTGGGTCTTTGTCCCGGCGATGATCTGCGGTACGTACACCTGGCGGAACCAGAGGGTTTTCATGGCGGACAGTAGGACGACGGGGACTCATTGTCGGGTGCTGGCCTAAACACTGGCCTCGCAAGGAGTTAGGAACGATGACAGGGCCGGTCGCCCCTCTACCCGAGAAGCCAGCAGACGCCCGCGTCGGCCATCTGGACATGACCGACGAGCGCGACCGCGGCCTGGTCCGACGCCAGTACGGGGCCGGGGGCCACCGCCGATGGTCAGTGGACGACGACACCAAGGCCCGGTTCGTGGACGCCCTCAAGGTCGCACTCCGATGGGCGCTGGAGCGGCAAGACCACCGGGCCGTGAACGGGTGCGTCAAGACCCTCGCCACGCTTGAGGCCCAGAACCAGGCCGACGAGCACCTGGCCGAGAAGAACGCGAGGATAGACGGCGGCAAGCCGACCGATGTTGTGGTGTTCAACATCCCTGCGCCGAAGGTCATCGGGGAGGGCTCGGGTGAGTGACGGTCTTCCGGTTCAACCTGCCACCGGTCGCGGCCTACCAGAGAGAGGCCATCTTCTGCGAAGAGCGGGCGGCGATCATCGAGGCCACGACCAAGGCGGGAAAGACCGTCGGGTGCCTGTGGTGGCAGCTCCGGGAGGCGGGGATGTGCCCGGCTCCGGCGTCGGAGCACTGGTGGATCGCTCCCATCTACGACCAGACCCGCATCGCCTACCGCCGCATGGTCCGGCTGCTCATGACGGTGGACCCGTCGAAGCGGTCGTGGGACACGAACAAGCAAGAACTAAGCGTCACGCTGGGGGGCCGGGCAGTCATCCGCTACCGATCCGGCGACGACCCGGACAGCCTCTACGGCGAGGACGTGTACTCGGCGGTGATCGACGAGGCGAGCCGGTGCAAGGAGGATGCTTGGTTCGCCGTCCGCTCCACCCTGACGGCCACGCGGGGGCGGCTGCGGATCATCGGCAACGTCAAGGGCCGGAAGAACTGGGCGTACCATCTCGCCCGGCGGGTGGAGAGCGGCGGGCTCCCCGGCTGGCGCTACGCCAAGATCACGGCCTACGACGCGGTGAAGGCCGGGATTCTCGACGCCGAGGAAGTGGAGCAGGCGCGGCGGGAACTCCCCGAGGCGGTGTTCAACGAGCTGTACCTTGGCATCCCCACCGAGGACGGGTCCAACCCCTTCGGCATCGCCCACATCAACCGATGCGTGCGGCCGGGCCTGTCGGGCCTGGAGCCGGAGTGGTTCGGGGTGGACCTCGCAAAGAGCCACGACTGGACGGTGGTGATCGGGCTCGACTCCAACGGGGATGTGGCGTACTTCGACCGCTGGCAGGGCGTGCCGTGGCCGGAGACGACGGCGCGGGTGCTGCGGGCCGTTGGGCAGAAGCGGGCGTACGTCGATTCCACGGGCGTCGGGGACGCCGTGGTGGACGAACTGCGGCGGACGGCCCCGTGGATCGAGGGGTACAAGTTTACGCAGACGAGCAAGCAGCAACTCATGGAGGGGCTTGCGACCAGCATACAGGGGGGCACCATCGGCTACCCGGACGGGCCGATCCGGTCGGAGTTGGAGTCGTTCGAGTACCAGTTCACCCGGACCGGGGGGGTGCGGTACACCGCCCCGGAGGGGATGCACGACGACTGCGTGTGCGCGCTGGCGCTGGCGGATATGCGGCGGCGTCACTCCAACGTGGGTGTTATGATTCGCGTGGGCGGTGAGCAGGTGCGCGACCAGGCGAAGTCCGGCCGCATCCGGCGCGAGGTGGTGTCGGCATGGGACGATGACACGTTTCGGTGAGAGGGGCGGATATGGGGCAATCGCAACCGGCATCCACGAAGCTCGCCAGCATCGTGCTGTGGGTGACGCTGCTCGCGTTCGGCGTAGGCCGCGCGGCCCTGTGCGTCGGCTGGCCCGGCATGGCCGCGTGGGCGTTCGCCGCCGCGTGGCTGGTCGGGTGCGGTGGACTGCCGCTGGTGGTCGTGGGGGTGATCGACGGGTTGATGGCTGAGAGGCGGGCGGGGGCTGAGTCCGGTCAGTAACGGGGACACGGGGGCGCGGGGTGAACCTGAACATCATCGGCAAACTCGGAACCCTCTCTCGTCTCAAGCGCGCCACCGACATCGGCGGGTGGGTACACTCCACCGTCCGCGTCGCCGACTACGCGCAGGGGCGGTGGTCGGCCCAGACCATCGAGGCCGCGCAGCTCGCCGCCCGCGCCGCGCAGTACCCGATGATCCTCGCCCGCCTCCGAGCTAGGGTGGAGTCCAGCCACGCCCTCCGCCTGTACCGGGCCGCCAACAGCCGCACCAAGGCGCACGACAAGTCCCTGAGCGTCAAGGCTAGGCCGCTGAGCCTGCGCGAGAACCGGGCCGTGCTCAAGTACCTCCGCGACCCCGTGCGGGGGCCGGGGGGCAAGGCAGTGATGTACGCCGAGCGGGCCGGGGACATCGAGGAGGTCATCGACCACCCCATCCTCGACCTGCTGGCCAACCCCAACCCCTGGTCGTCCGGGACCGAGCACGAGTGGCTGCTGCGGCTGTACCGGCTGCTGTGGGGCAACTCATACTGCCACTACGCATACGACCCGGAGTTCAGGCGGGGCCGCGGCGGCACGAAGTTCCCGACGATCATGGTGCCGATGGCCGCGCAGCACACAAGGCCGATTCCCGACCCCGATACGTTCATCCGCGGCTACGTCTACGGGCGGGACGGGACGATCGAGGCGGCGTTCGCGCCCGACGAGGTGTGGCACCAGAAGTACGAGCCGAGCCCGTGGAGCCCGTACCTGGGGATGAGCCCGCTGCACGACATCCTGATGGAGTGCGACGCATACGCGGCGGCGCTGGTGGCGGACAACGCCGCGTGGGAGAACGGGGCGCGGCCGAGTCACATCTTCATGGTGCCGCCCGAGACGACGCCGGATCAGATCGAACAGTTCGAGGCGAAGCTGAACGGCCAGCACCGCGGGCCGCGCAACTTCGGCCGCTTCTACATCGCCGCCCTGACGGACGTGAAGGCCCTCCAGTTTACTCCGAGGGAGATGGAGTACCTCGCGGGCAAGCACGACCACCGGAAGGTGATGCGCAACGCCTACGGCATCCCCGAGAGCGTGACCGATATGAACGACGCGAACCTCGCGTCGAGCGTGACCGGGCACCGGCAGTTCGCGGAGATGACCATCCGCCCCGCGCTGTGCGCCGACGCGGAGTTCAAGACCCACGCGATGCTCCCGGCCTTCGACATCGAGCCGGGGGAGATGTGGTTCGCCTACGACAACCCGGTGCCGCAGGATGAGGCGGCGCTGACGCACAGAGTGCAGGTGCTCACCGCGTCGGCGAACTGGACGATCGACGAGGCCCGCGCGGAACTCGGGTACGAGCCGCTGCCGGACGGGGCGGGGGCGGTGCCGCGGTTCAACGGCGTACCCCTGGACCGCGTGGGCGTGATGCAACTGCCGCCGGGGTTCGGGGGCGGAGGAGGAAGGGGCGATGACGACGACAACAGGACGCCGGAAGATCCACCCACCGGGGAGGACGACCCCAACGCGAAGGCGGAGGACGATCCTGCTGAGCCAGACACGAAGGCCGCTGGTGGTGCTGGTGATCGTGCCGGCGGAGGTGGTGATGGCGGCTGCTGCGGAGCGGGCGAGGTTAGCGATGCTCGCCCGGTTGAACTGAAGGTCTCGGAACTCACCCACCGCGATGGGGTGGTGACGAAGGACGACGACCGGCTCGACGGGGAAGAGGACCTGCGCCGGGCGCTGCGGCTGTGGTTCGATGCCATCCGGCCCGGCCTGCTGTCGGCCATGAACTCGACGGACGAGACGGTGCTGCGGCGGGAGCTGGGGGGCTACCTGCGTTCGTCCGAGGTCCGCCGGACGTTCATGGAGGCGGTGGCCGGGCCGACGATGACGATGTTCGCCCGTGGCTACGACGCCGGGGCGGGCGAACTCGGGGCGGCGAAACCAACGGTCATGGGCGTGTTCGATGTCCGCAACGAGGCGGCGGCGAGGTTCCTCGACGAGTACCGCTTCCGGCTCGCCCGGGAGGTCGCGGACACCACGGTGGACCGGCTCGTGGCGGCCGTGCGGCGCGGCATCGAGCAGGGGGCGTCGCTGCCGGAGATCCAGGCGAGCATCGCCGCCGAGTGGCCGGAGGAGAGCGAGAGCCGGGCGGCGAACATCGCGGCCACCGAGACGAGCCGGGCGCTCAACGAGGGCAAGTTGACGGCGTGGCAACAGTCGGGGGTGGTCGAGGGGAAGGAACTGCTGCTGTCGGGGAACCCCTGCGAACTGTGCGTGGCGATCGTCCAGCGGTCGCGGACGACGGGGCTTGATACGTCGGTGTTCCCGCTGGGGGCCACCCTGAGCGTGGGGGGCAGGACGTACCGCAACGACTACCGGGACATCAAGGTGCCGCCGTTCCATCCGGGATGCCGGTGCGGCGTGGCGGCGGTGCTGAGGCCGGTGGAGGGGGCTGGGCGATGACCCCCACCCCCCGCAACAAGATGCTCCGCAGGTGCAAGCGGTGCAAGACCCGCGCGGCGTTGCCACTGGACGTCTACTGCCAGCACTGCAAGCCGACGCCGCCGGGGTACGAGACGCTCCACGCCTTCCCCGAGGACCGGCGGCTGGGGGCGAACGGGAAGGTGAGGAAGGCCGGCGGACGGGGATGGGAGCTAGACCAATGAACGCAACCGAAGTCCTGCGCCGCATGCGCGAGAAGAACGGGCTCGCCGACGACGCCCCGGTGGGGATCGTGTCGAGCTTCGGCACCGTCGAGGAGGTCACCGATGACCGGAACCTCGTGCTGGTCGCCACCACCGACGACATCGACCTCGACAACGAGGTGGTGGTGCCCGCGGGGCTTCGCGGCGAGGGGTACTTCTTCCGCAACCGCAAGATCTTTGTGGACCACCGCTACGACCTTGGATCGGCCGTCGGCAAGCTCCGGTCGGCCGTCCCCTTCCCCTCGCCCAAGAACCAGCGGGGGTGGCGCATCCGCGTCCACATCGCCAAGGGGCCGCTCGGGGACGACGTGCTGACCGTCGCCCGGGAGATCGGCATCGGAGCCTCCATCGGCTTCACACCCATCGACTACGGCAAGCCCACGGCCGACGAGGTGAAGCGGTACGGGCGGGATGGCAAGACCCCCAAGTCCATCGTCCGCTCCGCCGAGTGGCTGGAGACCAGCGTCACGGCCATGCCCTGCAACGTCGCCTGCCAGGGCGGGGCCGCGGTGACGGACGACCGCAAGGCCGCCGAACTCGACGCACTGGTGGTCAAGGGCCGCATCGCCCGAGCGTCCGCCGTGGCTCTGGGGCTGCCGGCCACCCCCGTTCGGAAGTTCCACGGCACCACGGCTTGTCCTCCGCCGGGTAGCACGAGGAAGGTATTGCGGGTACACTTGTGGTAAGAGCCCTCGGGAGGGGTCAAGACGGGGCGGGTCGGGGTACACCCACACGCTCCATTCCGTCCTCCTGTCGCCCGGCGCGGACTGATCCCCCCACGCCGGGCTTTCGGACAACCAGCGTTTCGGCAACCGACGTTTCAGACGGTCGGAGCCTGACGCGACTCGCCCGCCGCAACCTATGCGGCCAGCCTGTCGCGCCTCGCAGCCACCCGAGACACGCGGTGCTTTCCACAAGCAACCACGTTTCTGTGGGGGTACGGGGCTATGAATCCCTGGCTCAAGTTCCTGAAGCAGCTCCGCGAGACGTACGCCTATGACGGCGACGACACCCTCGCGGCGGTCAAGGCGTTCATCGCCGAGAACAACATCGAGATCAAGGAGGGCGACTCCGAAGACGCCCTTGACATCGACGCGCTGTACGCGCAGAAGGACGCCAAGCCCAACAAGGGCAAGGCCGACGCGGACCCGGACGGGGGCGACGCCGCCGAGCAGGACGACCGCGCGCCGGGCGTCAAGCGCGTCCTCCGCGTCAACGCCGCCCTGCACGACGACGACCACGGCGTCTCGCCCAAGGTCCACCGGCTGCACATGGCCCGCAAGGCGTACAACGCCAGGGCCGCCCGCGGCGAGACCCGGTTCTCCTGCGCCGACGAGGCGGAGCTGATGGGCGCGTACTTCCGCCAGCTCGTCGCCACGTTCACCGGCAAGAGCTACGGGCAGGCGGCCAACGACCGGGACATCATCGGAAAGAACAGCACTATCGCCAACAACCTGTCGGCCGGCGTGCTGGTCCCCGAAGAACTGCTCGACGGCGTGATGTACGCGACGGAGCAGTACGGCGTCGCCCGGAAGCTCGCCAACGTGCAGCGGATGAGCCGCGACGTGGTGACCCGCCGGCGCAAGACCGCGATCGTCGCCATGAGCCACCTCGGCGAGACCGGCAGGATTGCCGTGGACGACAACGAGTACGACATGGTGACGCTGACCGCCAAGAAGGTCGGCGTGATGCTCCGCGCGTCCAACGAGCTGTTCGAGGACGCGGCGGTCTCGGTCGGCGATGAGTTCGCCAACTCCGTGGCCGAGGCGCAGGCATACCGCGAGGACCTCGACTACTTCCTCGGCAACGGCACCAGCGCCTACGGCGGGCACGTCGGCCTCATCGCCGCCCTTCCGAGCAGTGCGTACATCGACGCCTCCGGCGACACCTGGGCCGAGATCACCAATGCGGACTTCACCAAGCTCATCGGCTCGGTGGAGAACGTCAGCAACGGCCGCCTCGCGTTCGTCTGCTCGCGGCAGTTCTACTTCCAAGTGATGCTCAACCTCGACATCGCCGCCAACCAGTACAAGAGCCTGCTCACCGGGAACCAGGGCAACGCCGACGCGGTGTTCCTGGGCTACCCCGTCTACTTCTCGCAGGTCCTGCCGCGCGCGTCGGCCCCGGCCACCAAGTCGTGCTACTTCGGCGACTTCATGGGGGCGTCGATGCTGGGCGACCGGCGCGACCTCCGCGTCGAGTCCAGCCGCGACTTCTACTTCGACAGCGACGAGACCGCCATTCGGGCGACGGCCCGGTACGCGGTGAACATCCACGGCGACGGCCGCGGCTCGACCTACGGCCCGGTCGTGTGCCTCGTCACCGCCGCGCAATAAGCAGGGGGGTTCCGATGAAGGTAATGCAGAATGTGAAGATCGTCCCGGTCATCAAGCCCGGTGCGATCGTGGACAATGACGACTTCCCGGGGGCGTACAACGACGCCGCCCCCGTGAGCATCGACACGCTGGGGTGGAACCACCTCGACGTGTACGTGATGCTGGGGGAGACGGACATCGCCATCGCCGAGATGTCCCTATACGAGAGCGACACCGCCGACGGCACGTTCACCAAGATCAGCGCAAGCGACTACAACACGCAGGCGTCGCTCCCGGCCGCCGACGACGACAACAAGGTCTTCGCGTGGCACGTGAGCCTGGGCGGGGAGCGGAAGCGCTACATCCAGATCAACCTCAAGGCCGGCGACGGCGCGACCGGCACCTACGCGGTGGCGTTCGCCGTGCTGAGCCAGGCGAACCAGACCCCCAACTCGGCCGCCGAGCGGGGCCTGAAGGCCGAGTTGTTCGTCTAGGCAAGCCCTATCTCTTCGCGCGCTGCCGGGCTTCCCGGCCCGGCGGCGTTTTTCGGACAGTCCGGGTCTTACGGGGGTGACGCATGGCGATCGGCGAGATCAGGGCGGGCAACGTGATGGGGGCCGGGGGCGATGTCGTGTACGCCGCGAGCGCCAAGGGCTCGTGGGTCGTCGCCAACGACGACGCGACGGCCGCGCAGGCCGCGACCGACCACCTCAACCCGTCGGCGATCGACGAGCCGTCGTTCCACTGGGTCAAGATCGGCCCGGGCGTTACGCGGGCGGTCATCCGCGCCAAGTACCCCAAGGGCTCGACCGTCTCGGCGAGCCCGGTCGTGTACCCGATCCTCGCGTACGGGGAGCCCAACGCCGACGGCTCGATGCCCGCCGACGGCTCGGTGCGGTTCCTCCGGGCCGACAACGCGGACTCGGACGCCGCGGGGCTGACGCTGACGCTTACGACCGGCGGGAATGGGCTCATGGTGGACGACACCTACGCCTACTCGGACCCGGTGAGCCTGACCGCGGCGGACCTGCTCGGGGCGGACTACCTTGGCGTCGTCGTTGGGACGGCCGCGAACGTCGGCGGGGCCGGGGCGGTGCCGATCGAGGTGCTGCTGCTCAACTGAGCGGCGGGGGGAGGTGCGCGTGGCGATCATCACCACCGAAGACTTCAAAGCCTACCGCGGCATCACTGTGAACAGCCACGACACGCTCATCGCGTCCCTCATCGCCGCCGCGCAGGACCTGATCGAGACCGACACCGGCCGCCGGTTCGACGAGACGACGTACACCGACGAGGCGTACGACGGCACCGGGACCGGGACGCTCCAGCTCCGGCAGTACCCGGTGACGGCGCTGACGTCCGTGAAGGTGCTGGACTCCGCCGGCGGCACGACCGCCATCGACATCACCGGGCTGCGGCTCAAGGCCGACATCGGGCTGGTGCACCTGGCGGGCTCCCGCTTCGGGCGGGTGGTCCGCGACGACTTCGGGGCGGTGGAGCACACGGGCTTCGGGCACTCGCCGTCGTTCCCGCGCGGGTTCTCGAACATCCTCGTGACGTACACTGCCGGGTACACGTCGGGCACGATGCCGGCGGGGCTCAAGCAGGTCATGTTCGAGATCGTCGCCGAGCTGTACGGGCAGGCCAGGGCTCCGGCCAACGCGGCCATGCAGTCCGAGTCGATGGGCGACTACTCGTACACCCGCGCGGACGCCGCGGCGGTCTACCAGACCTACCGCTCCCGCATCCTCCGCTTCCGAAGGGGGGTGGTGTGATGCCGACCAAGACGTTCTGGGCGGGCGCGGCGGCGGGCTCGGGTTGGGATACCCCCGGCAACGCCGCGGGCGAGCCGGACGGCATGAACACGACGGCCACGACCTTCCTGCCTCCGTTTGCCCAGACCGGCACGCTCGCCCTCTCCGCCTACGACTTCTCGGCCCTGCCGGACGATGCGGTCATCTCCGCCATATCCGTCGTGGCCCACGTGTCGCACGACCACACGGCGGCGAGGAACTGGGTCGTCACGATCAAGAACGCGGCCGGCGACGCGCTCGGCGGGGTGCAATCCGCGTTTGAAGCCGTGCCCGCGGGCGCCGACCACGCCGACGAGACGGTCGTGACCGCCGCGGGCTGGGCGTCGGCCGCGGCGACCAAGGCGGCGCTGGTGGCCGGCGTCGCGTCGGTGGAGTGCATCGGCATCGGCGACTCCGAGGTGTCGGTGGAGTGGTCGGTCGATGCCGTGGGCGTCCGCGTCACGTACACGATCGCGCCCAAGCCGGGCCACCCGATGATGAACGACACCTGCACCATCCGCCGCAAGATCACGAGCATCAGCGCCGCGACCGGCACGCCGACGCACGAGTGGGAGGACTGGTCGCTGGGCGTCCCCTGCTCCGTGCAGGCCGACTCGTCCAGCGAGAGCGGCGACAACCGCCGCGAGTCCGGGCGGGCGACGTACCGCGTCTACCTCCCCTACGGCACGGACGTGCAGACCACCGATCGGCTGGTGTGGCAGGGCCGCACCCTGAGTGTCGTTGGCCCGCCGGTGGACGGCGCCGGCCGCCGCGTCTACTACCGCGTGCCCGCGGAGGAGGAGACCAATGGCGGGCAGAGGTAGCACGAGGGTGAGGCTCCAGTGGCACGGCGACGAGGCACTCAAGCGTCTGGAGGCCGCGGCCAACAAGGGGCTGACTGAGTACGCTATCGTCGTCGCGGGGACGGCCGAGCGTTCGTTCGGCCGCGAGCACGGTGGCATCCCGTCCAAGCCGGGGATGCCGCCCCACAGCCAGAGCGGGCACCTGCGCAACTCCATCGCCTACGTCCCAGCCAAGAACCTCAAGGCCCTGGTGGGGACGAACGTTCCCTATGGGCGACACCTGGAGTTCGGGTTCACGGCGCGGGCCAAGCGTGCGAAGTTCCTCGCCGTGCCGGTCCACCCCAAGGCGAGTCGGGCGCTGGTGCGGGCGGGGGGCCGGACCCGCAACATCCCCGGGCTGGTGCTCATCCGCACCAAGGCCGGGCAACTGCTGCTCGTCAAGCCCATCAAGGGCAAGCACGCCCGCGTGGAGGTCTGGTTCGTGCTGAAGAAGTCCGTCACCGTCGCTCCGCGGCCGTGGCTGCGGCCGGCGCTCGCCCGCTCCCGCGCGGAGGGGCTGCGGCGGATGCACGCCGCGGTGGCCCGCGAGATGGCCAAGGGGGGGGCCGCCTGATGGCGTTTTACCTCCCCAAGCTCTGGGCCGACATCCGCGACCGGCTGCTGTCCGACACCGGCGAGGGGGGGCTGCGGAACGCCGACGCCCCGCTGGTGGCCGCCGCGGACATCACCAACATTTTCGCCCGCGCGGGCGGGGGCTACCCGTCGATCGTCTACAACGTCGCCAGCGCCACGCAGACCGACGCCTTCCGCACGGCCACGCGCGAGGTCACGTTCGACGTGCACGTGCTGGTCGAGGAGCAGCCGGACGACGGGGGCGACCCGGCGGACATCGGGGCGAAGATCCTCGCCCGCATCGCCGGGGACTGGACGGCCCAGCCGGCGGGGACGGGACCGACGTACGGGCTCGACCGCTGGCAGCCGCCCCTGAGCGGGACGGGGTGGTCGGCGTCGATCGTCGAGGCCGTGGACAGCCGAGAGGAGCACGCCGAGGGCATGTACCACTGGGTCGAGACCTTCCGCGTGCTGGTCTCCAAGGCAGGAGCATGAGTCATGGGGTATCCCGTTGTAGGGGCCGAGGGCGAGGTGACGAGCTGGGGGGCGGCGGGGTTCTACGCGAACCTCATCGCCGCCATCAGCCCCAACCAGGCGACGATCACCGAGGTATGCGACGAGATCGAGACGACGCCGCTGGGCTCCGGCGTCGGCCGGTTCATCCCCGGCCTGCGCTCGTGGTCGGGGTCGATCACCGCCAACGCCTTCGCCACTCCACGGCTGGGGAACGTGGGGCTGGTCACGTGGAGTGCCGGCGGGTACGCGCTGCACGTCGAGAGCTTCGACCTGACGCTCGAAGCCGGGTCGCACGACATCACGAGCTTTAGCGGCACCCCGCCGACGTACCGGATCTTCCGCCCTGACTACGTGCGCGGCTCAGGGACGTTCAACGCCCGGATCGACAGCGAGACGTCCCTGGTCGGCCCGCACGCGCCCGGGGCGACGCTGCCGACGCTGACGCTGACGTACGGCTCGGACACCTCGGCCAACGCCATCTCCGGCCCGGCGATGATCCAGCAGATGCAGGCGAACATGGCTCGGGGGTCGCTCTCCACCGTCGCCTACAGCTTCCGCTTCGTCGGGACGATCACGCCGTCGGGAACCAGCAGCCTGTTCGGCACCACGGCCTTCGGCATCCCGCTGTGGGCGAGCGACGGGGACACGACGAACACGCTGCTGACGCTGACGGCGGCGAGCGGCAAGACGTTCTCGGGCGACGCGTTCTGGACGCGGATCGGGCTTCGGTGCGCGGTGGGCGAGTCGCCGGAGGTCACGGTGGACTTCCAGGGGTCGGGGGCGTTGACGATCGCCTAATCAAGGTTCGCTTCGATGATGGTGGCCACGAGCCAAAGAAGACGCTACGGGAACAGGTGCATTGCGGCCGTGAGCAGCACTAGGATGACAAGCACAGAGACGGGGATGACCACAAACGCCACGAAGAGCGCGCGGGCGGTTTCTCGCGGCCGGCGTTCCCTGGCGATGCGACGGGCCGCCTCAACCTGCGCCTCCACCAGTTCGTCTTTTGTCATCACTTGGCGATCCTCCACATCGCCCACCCGCCCCCACACCATACCCAACGAATCCGACGGACGCAAGACCTGATGGCTAAAGCCCGCAACAAAGACGCAGTTGCCGAGTTATCGGTCGAGATCGGGGCAAATGTCTCCGGCGCTGTCGAGGGGATGGGGCAGGTCCGGAAGGAGGCGGACAAAACCGCAGAGGCAATGGGGCGTGCCGGCAATGCGGCCGCCTCGGCCGGAGCCAAGACCACCTCGTCCATGTCGTCGGTAGCGTCGTCGGTCAAAGACGCCACCTCCTCGGTCAACGACATGCGCTCGGCGATGAGCCGGGTAACGGGTATTGCTGGTGCGATTGCCGGTGCGGTGGCGTCAGTGGTCGGCGTCGTGTCCAAGATCAATGAACTGACACGTGACGGCGCACTGCTGGCAATGGAGTACACCAACAGCCTGTCGGGCGGAGCCTCCAACGCGGCAGCCAACCTCGAAGCCGTGCATAAGAGGTTGCTTGAACTCAATAGCGAGCTTGCGTTCAAGCAAGAGCACCCCATTCTCGGGCTCCTTAGCCGGCGCGAAAAGCAGATTCGGGAGGAAATTGCGCAACTGGAGAGCACGGCCCGCGGGCTGAGCGAGCAGTCTCGCGCACTCGCACTTCGGCAAGCGGAAGAGAGGGCCGCCGCCGAGGCCGAGGCCGCGAAGAAGGCCGCCGAGGAGAGGGCGAAGGCCGAGCAGGAGGCGCAGAACCGGACCTTTGACGCGCTCGAAAAGCGCGTCGAGGCCATGACCATCGCCCGCCTTGAGGGCATCGACCGGATCAACGCCGAGGAGAAGCGGGCACTCAAGGAACTTGAGGACGAGTGGCACCGGGCGCAGACCGAGCGAGAGCTTGACATTCTGACCAAGCTCGCCCGCCTCATCCGGGCGAACGCCGAGGACCAGCGTAGAGCCTTCGCCGAGGAACAGGAGGCCCGCCGCAAGGCCGAACTCGAAACCGCCGAGAAGGCCGCGGAGATGATGCGCAAGGCCATGCAGTCGGCCTTCGACGACTTCGCCCGTCAGCAGCGCCAGTTCACCGAGAACATCACCGAGCGGATCGGCGCGGATGTGCGCCGCATCGCGCAGCTCGTAGACCTTAGGGCCGGAAGGAGGGGTGGTCTTTGAGCTGGGTTGAACTACTCGACTCCACACAGAACGTACAGTGCGACGCCGAGGGCCGCCGCCGCGGCTCGCGCGTGTTCCGCGTCTGGAACTACGCGCGCACGCAGATCATGGCCGACCCAACGTCCATCCTCAACGACGAAGGTGTGGGGCTCCCGGCGTACAACTCCGAGTGGGAGGGGATGCGGCTGGACGCATACCAGACCGCCGCCAACGGCTCGGTCTACGACGTGACCGCGCTGTACTCCAACGACCGCAGGTTCGTCATGCCCTCGCCGGTGGACCGCATGGCCCCCGGCTACGGCGCGTGGTCCGGCTCGTGCACCACCGAGTTCATCGAGCTGCCCTTCGCCTATCAGGCCAAGACGCTCGTTCAGCAGGGCGAGGGAAACCCGCCGGCGGAGGTCGTCGGCTGGAAGTTCGACGTGCAGCGGACGCCGGTGAACATCCACCGCATCTCGTGGCGCACGAACATCTCCGCGTCGGACGTGCCCCGGCTGGTCGATGCTCTGCGGCAGCAGACCAACAAGCTCCATCGCATCAACTCCAAGTGGTATCACTTCGAGGGCGGCGACTACGCCGAGACGGAGCCCGGCAAGTGGGAGGTGCACTACCACTGGCGCGAGGACCCGGGCACCCCGCCGATCCAGTACAGCCTCTTCAGCACCACCCGGCTGCCCCCGCCGCGGGGCTCGCTGATCCCCGGCGCGCCGGATGCCTCGTGGTCGCGCCCGCCGTACCACGAGGTCATCCTTGTCGGCGCGGCCGATGGGTCCGCATCGTCCCCGCCGGTGTTTGAACTCTTCGTGCCCTTCGACTACGACGACCCCGAGGGGTGGGCCGACCTGCCGGGGATGACGCCGTGAAGAGACACGACCTCAACAGCCTGACTATCGAGCCGGTCTACGGCGTCATCGCGTCCGTCGAGGGCACGGTGCCGGGCCGCGACTTCAGTTATACCATGCACCTGAGTACGCCGGGGGGGGTCAACGAGACCGTGAGCGGCATCATGCCCGCCCAGGGGCGGTGGCCAGCGCCGATGAAGCACCGGCCCCAGCCGGTCGGCACCGGCGTGTTCGGGCTGAGGATCAACGGGGTGCTTCAGATGTTCCCGATCGAGCCGCCGGACGTGGGGCCGTGCGATGACAACGGGGAGGGGGTGTAGATTGGCGCAGCGAATCGAGCAGACCATCGACCTGGGCGTGGCGGACGAAACCGTCGTCCTCGCCGTGCCCGACCTCGACGTGGCTGGCGTGCAGGTCAGGTACCTCGGCGACGGGACGGCCGAGGCGTGGCCGACGGGGACCGTGCCGAAGGTCGTGGTCGAGGTCAGCATCGACGGCAACGACTGGTACGGCCTCTCCGACGCCGGGCTGGCCGATGCGGATGTGGAGTTCGCCGCGGCCGGGCTGGCCGCGGGCATCGACGTGTCGAGCGTGGGGTTCATCCGCGCCCGAGTCTCGACAAAGGCGGCAAGCACCAACAAGAAGGCCATCGTGACGCTCTACGCGCAGCGGGCCGGGGCAAGGGGGTAGACATGGCGACGATTTATGTTCCCAAGGGCACGACCGACCTGTCGGGGCTCTCCATCTCGGACGGCGACTCCCTCGTGTTCGGCGAGGGGTCGCAGACCGTCGCGGGCATCGACCTGAGCGGGTTGAACGAGGGACTGAGCGGCATCAGCGTGCTGCCGTCGTTCACCGGCTCGATCGGCAGCCCCTCGACCGGGCCTCTACGGGCCGACCTCGACTCGGGGGCCGGGAAGATCGTCTACAACGCCGGGGGCGGGTCGTTCTTTTACCAACCCGATGGCGACGACGACCTGTGCAACGAGATCGAATGCCTGGGGGCGGGCACGCTGTACCTGCTGGGGGGCGGCACGGTCACCCTGCTGGAGATCGCCCGCGGCGCGGTCCACATCAGCGCGGACGTGGTTGTGGCCACCATCCGCCAGACCGGCGGGACGGTCACGCAGCTCTACAAGTCCACGGCGAACACCAACTTGTGGATCGAGGGCGGGGAGTTCGTCACCGGCCGGGGGTTCTCCGGCACGGCGAACGTCTGGGGCGGGCGGGTCGTCGTCCGGCGCGAGGACACCGGCGCGACGCTCCCGACTGGGGCGACGCTCAACATCGCCCCGGACGGGTCGGTGAAGTGGATGGGCGGGAACATCACGACCGTCAACGCCGCGGGTCCGATCGACCTGTCGGACGCGCCCAACGCCATGACGATCACGAACCTCAACATCTCTGCCAAGGCGCGGGAGCGGAGCCGGCTCACGTCGAAGTACGCGGCGGTGACGATCACCAACCTCAATGAGTACGTGGGGGTGGCCGACGCGGCCACGCCGCCGCCGACGGGCACCTGATGACCCAGCTCAGCCGGCTCATCCTCGACCCGACGACGGGCGACCGGGTGCTGGTCTCGCGCGACGGGACGCGGGTGGTGAACGAGTGCGGCCCCGCGCCCGACCACCTCTACTGCCTCCTCTGCCCGTGCAACTACGTCGGCTGCTGGCCGGACCACCCGCCGATCTGGGTCCGCGACGACGTGGTGTGCCCCCTGCCGCCGGGCGTGCCGCCGGGCACCTACCAGCCCGCCATCTGCAAGTACGGCGGGGCGGTGAAGGTCACTCGGGCCGGCCGGTCGTGGTGCTACATGCCCGCAGGCTCGCTGGGCATCACCCGCCGGCGCGACCAGATCCCCCCGGGGGCGATCATCGCCGAGCCTGGGGCGATGGAGGGCATCACGATCGAGTGCCTTGGCGTGCCCCAGGGCGTCGCCGCCTGCGACCACCCCGACTGCGTGCCCGACGGGGGCGGGGAGTGCGAGTGCGGGTGCGACCGCGTGTGCGCGGTGCTCATCCCCCACCAGACGGATGAGGGGCCGTGCAACGGGGCCATCTTCTGCTGCGGCGGGGAACTCGACGACGACGGCAAGGCGACCTTCGATTGGAACTACACCGCGACGTACCGCAGCGGCCACGACTACCTCATCAACGTCGGGGACTCGTGGTGCTGCAGCAACCGTCCATGCAGCGACTGCATGGACGGGGTGACGTTCTTTGAGGCCGTGAGCCACACCGGGGCGGAGGTGTCCCGCGACGGCTGCACCGTCTGCAAAGAGGTCATCACTGTGCAGCGGACGGTGACGCACAACGCTGAGTGCGAGCGCGTCGTCGAGGAATCCGAGCCGGAGGTGCGGGTCGTGTGCCGGTCCTACGCCGATGCGATCGACCCGGCGTACAACCGACCGTACGAGTACCGCGACCGGTGGGACGACCCCTCGCCGCCCTTCGGCTGCCCCCGCGGCGGATGGGACATCCGGGAGACCGTCACGCGGTCCTGCACGGGCTCGCGTCGGGAGCGGACGGAGGAGATATGGTCCGTCGCGTCCGCCCCCGACGGCATGAGCTGCGGGTGCAACCGGCGGGAGTGGCGAACCGAGGTGGAGAGCCTGGTATACTCCGGCGGCGAGGACGACGAGGGGTGCTGCGCGGGGTGCCAGTTCGAGGTCTGCGGGCACGGGGTGGCGTCAGGCGGGGATTGCCCCGACCTGGCGACCGCGCCGACGCCGGGGCCGGGCGGTGGGAGCCCAGGCGGTGGCGTGTTCGGCCTGCTGTGAGGAGGGCGAGATGGCGTGCGGGTGTGGGAATCGAAAGAGCGTGGCCCCGCCGGACTCCCGGCGGCTGAGGACGCTCGCGTTCATGTGCGTCACGTGCCCGCACCTGACCGGCCACCCCGAGGACCCGGCGACCAACTGCGGGGTCTCCGGCCAGCCGGTGTACCTGACGGTGCGGGGGATGGCGTCGTGCCCGATCGGTCGCCACCCGGATAAGGACGGCGTTGTCGAGTGGGCCGGGCTCGATTGGATCGGGCACCCGGCCCCGCTCGCGTGGCTGTACCGCTGGCGGTGGTGGCGGCGCAGGCTGACCGAGTGGCACGAGGGGCCGGAGCCCCCGCCGCTGTCGGGTCCGCTGATGGGGTGCGGCTGCTGGTTGCAGGGCAAGCTCGCGTGGATGGCCGCGCGGCGGTGGTGGAAGCGGGTGCGGGGGCGTCCGAGCGGCGCCCGCAGGGGAAGTGGTGACGGCTACACCGACCCCAGCCAGCCTTCGATGAACGCCGAGATGTCGGCGGGGTTGACCCAGCCATCGAGGTTGTAGTCGCCGCGGCTCACCTCGCCGGTGATCGCCTGTGGGCCCTGAGGGGCGGCCAGCCAGTCGCGGAGGAACGCGCTGATGTCGTCCGAGTTGACCTGGCCGTCGAGGTTCCAGTCGCCGGGGCGGACGGTGTGGCCGTTGAGCCAGGGGCCGAAGAGGCCCCCGCCGTGGTACAGGTGGATGCTGACGACGGACCCGATGGGCAGGACCACGACCGTGTGACCGGAGTAGGGCGCGCCGATGAGGGTGCCACGCCAGACCCAGAGATGGTCGGTCATCGCCCCGGATTCCCACGCGACCGCCGTTCCCGCCGGCTGGAAGGTGGGCTCGACAGCCGGGGAGACCTCGATCACGCAGTAGAGTTGCGGATCGTGCAGGACCAGGCCGACCGGGCAGGGGCGGATGCTGTGGTTGGGGCCGGGCGGGGGCGTGGTGCCGGGGCCGGCGGTCAGGGCGAGCGACACAACTGTAAGCGAAGCGGCGGTGAGCATGGCGTTCTCCTCGTATCTATCACCCGGAGTACGCTCCGGGCTGCATGGCCGTGAGATCATCTCCCCCCGGCAGACTCGGTGGCGAGTTCACTTGCGCGCCGCCGGGGACTGTTACGCATAGGGCCTGGAACTGGTGACGACGGCGCACCGGCCCTCTTTCGTGCGCCGCTACGTCCCCCTCGGCCGCCCCACCGGCCGCCGCTTCGAGAGCAGGCGAACCACACTCGGGTGCCAGAGCTTGAACCGTGGGTGGTCCACCGCGGGCCGCACCCCCCGCTCCGCGGCGAGTTGCCGCACGCGGGCTGGGCTGAGGCCGAGCTTGGCGGCGACTTCCTTCGTGGTGAGGTGGACGGGTTGCGGCGTATTAGACGTTGTGTTCAAGTACATCCTCCTCTTCGGGTTGTCCTGATCATCGTCGGTCTCCTTTGTCCCCCGACCCCGCCGCAAGAGATTCAGTCGCGGCCGCAGTCGCAGCGCTCGTCGTCATCGAGGGTGACAATCGGGTCAATCATCGAATGCCACTTGTAGCCGCCGCACGTGGGGCAGATCTCCATCTCCCGCTTCGCGCGCAGCGCAGCGCGGCGTCGCCTGCGGGACTCTGCCACCCGTTCGCGGTTAGCCAGCCACTCCTCTTCGGTCATCGGCTCCAGCCCGCGAGCGCGGCGCGAGGCTACGTGAGCCTCGTATGTCGGCTTTGGATGTTTGCGGCGTGCCATCGTCGGTCTCCCTTGCCCCCCCGCCCCCCAGTGCGAATCCCGGCCGCCCCCGTCGAGGGGCGGCCGGGAGCCCCCCAGGGCCGCGGGCACCCGGGGGGCAGGAGTATCAGGCACGCGGGGCGGGGATCGGATCGGCCCACGCCAACCCGGCGATGCGGCGGGCGGTCCTCGGCATCTCATAACTGTTGGGCACCCAGACGTACAGGATGCCGTGTTCGCGCTCCCATTCGGCCATGCTGGCGGGATTGGGCTCACCCACAACATGAGCCTCGGCGATATCATCCTGTCCCAGGCCCAGTCCCTCCCGGATGGAACGGGCGATGCGGGACAACTGACTAGGCTCCTCCCGCTCCTCGCCCGTCTCCTCGTCCTCGATGATGCTTACGTCCAAATCGGGGTCATTGGGCAGCATCGGGCACGAGAGCACCCGTCCATCCGGCGTGAGAACCCGGATAGTCGCGCCGTCCAACCTGGTCGTTTCAGTCGTCATGGCTTACTCCTGCCCTTTCGGGCTCCCATCGCCTGCCCTCCGGCGATCCGAGCCCCGCCCCCGGTCGAATCCCGACCGCCCCCGGTGAGGGGCGGCCGGGGAGCGGCGGTGGTCACTTGATCCGCTTCCATGTCGCGGCCCTCTCGTAGTCCGCAACCGTGGTCTGAAACGCATCGTGCGCGGCCTTCCTGTCGGTAAAGAAGGCCCATGACCCCTCCGGCCATGCGGGGTCGAAGCTCACGAAAGCCGGGCCGAGGTCGGTGTCGTAAAGGGCCATCGTCCGGGCATGGGCATCGACAAAGTTCCCACCGAGCTTGGGCGCGAACGCTGCCTCAGCCACCAAGACGCCGCGAGAGAACGAGGCGACCCAGACCCGCTCACCATCAAGCGTGACGCTCACGACTCGACCGGCCTTGGGGTTGTAACGGCGAAAGAACCCGCTGGGAAGCTTCTTCGTGGTGGTCATCGTCAGTCTCCCTTACCCCCCTCCCCCGGTGCGAATCGCGCCCCGCCCCAATCAAGGGGCGGGCGCGGGAGCCGCCCGGGCCGTTGTCAGTCCAGCCGCCACTTCTCCACCGAGACGGGGCGTCCCCCTTTGGGCGGCGCGACCCAAACGTGCCAGACCCCGATCAGCTTGGTGTCGATGCCGTTGACGATCGCCCACGCGTCCGCCTCGCTCTCTTCGACGGTCCAGATGCCGTCCTCTACTGAGACGATGGTGAGCGTGCGGCCGGTCCCCTCCTCCCACACGCGGAGCCGATGCCGCACCAGTTCCGCAAGGACGGCAAGCTCCAGATCGGACTCGGGGATGATCCGGTCGTAGTCGCGGTAGGTGTCGGTCCTCATGGTCGGCCTCCTGTCTCTCCCCCCACACCCATATCTTAGCATCGTCGCAAGCGTTGTCAAGCGTTGTCGAAACTTTTTTTGCCGCAACCCGTGTTCGCACCCTGTTAGCGTCCTCCCAAGTCCCCACCACGGTGCGAATCCCTCACGCTCCCCGGCAGGGGAGCGGGGGGAGCCCCCCAAGGTCCATGAGTGTCAGGCGAAGCGGCCGACGGTGATGCGGATCTCGATCACGTGATCGTCATCCCAGGGCAGGGCCGACGCATCCTCGCCCGCCTCGGCCACCTCGGAATCGCTGAACTGGTAGACGCGGAGGCAAGTGATCCCCTCGTCGTCGCTGAACGGGCGGTAGATCGCGGGCTCCAGCCACCGGCCCGGGAAGTACCCATCGGGGTAGGCGTCGCCCGTGCCCTCGGCGTGCCTGGGCTGCACGAAGGCGACCGGGTTGCTGTTGGAAGCGGTGGTCACCGGCACGGTCTTGATCGTCGTCGTCATGGTCTATACCTCCGTGAGGGGTACTCCGCTGCCCTCCGCGGTCGAGCCCCCGTCCCTCACACTCATATCTTATCATCGTCGCAAGGGCTGTCAAGCGTTGTCGAAAATTTTTTTTGCCTCAACCCCGTGTTCGCACCCCGTTAGTTCGCACCCCGTTAGTTCGCACCCTGTTCGTATGGGTGTTTTCGCACGCCGCCGTCCCCGGAGCGGTACATCGACCCCGACCCCTCTTCGTAAGTTGTGGCCTTGCAACGACTTCCGAAAAACTTGCCAGAATCTGAGAAAAAAACCTTGACTCCACGCTATCAGCAGGCCGAGAATGAGAACGCCACACCAAGCGAGACGAGCATGGGATCAACTGCCCCGTCATCCCAAGCGTCCGCCCCGGCCGCCCTCGGCGGTGTGGCAATCGCCAGCGATCCCCAAAAGGCTCGTGCGGCCGGGGCGGACGCTTGGGATGACGGGGCGACGGTCACGGTGAGTTTTTCCGGCCCCCCAGGGGCCATCGAGGACCTTCTGCGGCGGCTGCTGCCGGGGAGGTCGGCGTGAGCATCCGCCCCGGCTCCATCCGGTTCCTCGACCCGCGGGTGTTCTTCCGCGCGGCGTCCACGTTCCTCACTTGGAACCCAGCCGGGCCGAACACCGACAAAACTCGGCCGTTCATCTGTGTCGGCCGGTGCGAGGGCCGGAGTGCCTGGGTCGCCCTTACGACGCAGCGAAAGCCCAACCGCCTTTGGATCCGCCCGGCGTGGATCGTCGGCGGGCTGCCGCGGCTCCGCCGGCAGAACCAGTACCTGCGCGACGCCGCGCAGATCGTGGTCATGACGGACGCGACATACTCCGCGGCGGTTCGGCTGTTTGGCGAGCGGCAGGCGCAGCTCACGGATGACGGGCTGACCTCCGTGCTGATCCGCGTCGAGGCGGCCCGGTGGTTCCGCCGCGGCGACGCCATCAACTTCGACCACACCCTGACGATCAACAACGACCCCCCCACCGACGCGGGCCGCGACGCCTGCGCGGGGGTGGGGGCAGGAGGTGCAGAGTGAACACACTGCAAGCAGTGGCCGCGATCGACCAAGCGAAGGCGAATATCCGAGACATCGTTGCAAGCATGGGCGACGACATCCTTCCCGTCGCACGCATCGTCGAGGCCTTGAAGATCCATCCGGCCGAAACAATCGAGTGGCTCAGCAACGAAATCAATTCCGGCGAAAAGGAGGCGGAACACTTCGTGGCGCTGGTGGCGTACCTCGCTGCCATCTCTCTCGCCGCCGGCATCTTGGCGAATCAGGGTGTTGTATGACCGACCACGTGGTTCCTGGCGGGTGCGGGCTTAAGGCGGTGACGGACCGCACCCGTCGCGGACACGCGGCGGGGCGGATTGAACAACGCGGGGCGGGGGGAAGGAGG